CCAAGACTGGATGCAACGCCTATGACCACCCCCCTGACTGACGGACAAACCGAAGACGCCGCCACCCTGCTGCAAAGCGAACTCACCCAAATCATGCGCACCGAAACCGGCCTGCACGAAAGCCTAGCCAGCCTATTTGCTGCCGCTGCCGTCACCGGCCTGCGCCGCAACCATGGCGGGGCCAGCATCTACATCCCAAGCATTGGCAACACCGAACGCGACCGCGCCATCCTGCGCGAATTTGACGGCACCAACCCCCACGAAATCTGCCAGCGCTACGACATATCGCGCTCGCGCCTCTACCAAATAGCCGCCACCAAGACCACCAACAAGCCGCAAAAATCAGGCTTCAACGCCTGAAAACCATCCCTTCCACCACTCCACCCACTCCACCCAACCAGCCCGCCACCATGATCACACTCACCCAAGCCCAAACCATACTTAACCAATACATTGCCGCCGAAACTGCCGTCCTCGAAGGCAAGGAAATCTCCTTTGCCACGGGCGGCTCTGACCGCCGCTGGCGCAGCGAAGACCTGGCCGAAATCCGCAAAGGCCGCCAGGAATGGCAAAACACCGTCAACAGCCTCACCGCCCGCACCACCGCCACCCCCACCTTTGGCGGCATCAGCTACAGCCTGGCCCGCTTCAACTAACCCAAAAGACCACCATGTCAAACGCCAAACCCACCAACCCCACCAACCCCATCGACCGCCTGATCGGCTGGTTCAACCCCGCCAGTGGCCTGCGCCGCTACGCTGCCCGCGACGCCCTCACCCGCATCACCGCCAGCACCCGCGCCCACGAGGAAAGCGCCCCCAGCCGACTGCGCAAATTCCACCGCGACGGCCCTGGCCCCAACGACATCGTCAGCCAAGGCGCAGCCCAACTACGCGGCCAGGCGCGCCACATGGAGCGCAACAACGACATCGCGCGCGGCATCTTGCGCACCATGGTCAACAACATCATCGGCCCCAACGGCATCAGCATCGAACCCCAGCCCCGCCGCCCCGACGGCTCCATCCACACCGACTACGCCGACGCCCTGCGCCGCGCCTGGCGCGACTGGTGCATCACCCCTGAAGTCACCTGGACCCACACCTTCAGCGGCTGCCAACGCGCCATGGCCCGCGCCTGGCTGCGTGATGGTGAAGTCTTCGCCCAACACCTCAGCGGCCAAGTGCCATTTTTAAACCACGGCACCATCGTCCCCTACAGCATCGAGATTTTTGAGGCCGACATGGTCCCGCTTGACTTAAGCGACGGCAACACCCTGCACCAAGGCATCGAAACCAACGCCTGGGGCCGCACCGTAGCCTACTGGGTCTATAAAGGCCACCCCAAAGAAAGCCCAAGCCTCGCCAGCGGCAAAGCCGGCATGAAACGCATCGATGCCGCCAACATCAACCACCTCGCCCTGCGCGACCGCATCGGCCAAAAACGCGGCATCAGCGAATTTGCCAGCATCATTGCCCGCCTCGAAGACATCAAAGAATACGAAACCAGCGAACGCGTGGCCGCCAAAATCAGCGCCGCACTCACCGCCTACGTCAAAAAACAAAACCCTGACGGATACAACCCGGACCAATCCAGGGACGAAAGCGGCAACATCATCGAACGCGAGCTACGCCTTGAGCCCGGCATGATCATTGACGGCTTGCAAGTAGGCGAAGAAATTGGCTTGATCGACAGCAAGCGCCCCAACCCCAACCTCATCACCTTCCGCCAAGGCCAACTGCGCGCTGTCGCCGCCGGCGTGGGTGGCAGCTACAGCTCCATTGCCCGCGACTACAACGGCACCTACAGCGCCCAACGCCAAGAGCTGGTCGAGCAATGGGTTAACTACGCCACCCTCACCGATGAATTTACCGGCCAATTTTTACAACCCGTATGGCAAAACTTTGTAAAAGCTGCCCACTTAAGCGACATCGTCAAACGCCCCAGCGACTGCGACAGCGCCACCGCTGATGATGCCCTCTACATTGCCCAATCCATGCCCTGGATAGACCCCCTCAAAGAAGCCAAGGCATTCGCATCCCTGGTGCAAGACGGCTTTGCCAGCGAAGTTGAAGTCATGCGCAAGCGCGGCGTCAACCCCCGCGACCTGCTTGAACAGGTCAGCCGCTGGCGCGCCGAAACAACCGCCAGAAACATCATCTTCACCAGCAACCCCGCCCACGCACTGGCCGCCCAAACCAGCCAAACACCCCAAAACCCACCAGCCGAACAGCCAGACGAACCAGAAGAACCCGAAACACCACCCCAAAAAGAATAAAAAACGCCTGAACTCAAAAATAGTCTAGTTTTCTTACTTGAAAACTAGACAGCACGGGCGGCACATTAGCCCCCATGCCGCAAACACCCACCGCCAACCCCCACCAACCCCCGCCCTGGTACAGCATCCGCCAGCGCCCACCCCAAGCCAGCGCCACCGGCCTGCAAGCGCAGGCCGCTGAAATCTTCATCTATGGCGACATCGGTGAAAACTGGTTTGGTGACAGCATCACCGCCGCCCAATTCACCAAAGACATCGCCGCCCTACAAGCCAGCGACATCACCATCCGCATCAACAGCTTTGGCGGATCCGTCACCGACGGCATCGCCATTCATAACGCCATCAAACGCCACCCGGCAACAGTCACCGTCTGCATTGATGGCATAGCCGCCAGCATCGCCAGCCTCATCGCCATGGCGGGCGACACCGTTGAAATGAGCGAAAACGCCATGCTCATGATTCACGCCCCCTGGGGTGGTGTCACCGGCAACAGCGCCGCCCTGCGCGACTTTGCCGACATGCTCGACATCTGGGCCAACGCCATGGCCACCAGCTACGCCGCCAAAAGCGGCCAAACCACCCAGGCCATACAAACCCTGTTGCAAGACGGCAAAGACCACTGGTACACCGCCGACCAGGCACTGGCTGACGGCTACGTCAACACCATCATCCAGGCCAGCCCCGAATCAGCCGCCGCCAAAGCCTCATTCAACCTCACCCGATACCGTGATTTGCCAGCCACCGTGCAAGCACATCGCACCCCCGAGGCCGCCGCCTCAAACCACCCCCTGGCGCAAGCCAACCAAAACCCGGAGCCCCTCCACATGACCCACCCCGCAAACCCCCAGGCGGCAGCCCCCCAAGCCGCACCAATCACCCAGCCCGCAGCCGCCGTGCCAGCCGCAGCAGCCACGCCTGATGCACCCGATGCAGCCGCCATCCGCACCCAAACCCTGGCCCAAGACCAAGCCCGCCGCGCTGACATCCGCGCCAACTTCCAACTCATGGCGCGTCACCCTGGTGTCACCGAACTCATGGCCGCCTGCGAAGCCAACCCCGACATCAGCGTCAACGCCGCCAACCAGCGCCTCCTCAACCACCTCGGAGCCACCGCCACCCCCATTGCTGGCGGCCACATCGTCACCGTTGAAGACGCATCCGACAAACGCCGCACCGCCATGGTCGCCAGCATGATGGTGCGCGCCGGTGTCGCCACCGAAACCGACCGCCGCGACATCAGCGCCAACCCCTACCGTGGCCGCACCCTGCTCGCCCTGGCAGAGGCCAGCCTGCAAGCCATTGGCCGCCGCACCGAAGGCATGGACAAACGCGCCATCGTAGCCGCCGCCTTCACCCAGTCATCCAGCGACTTCCCCGTCCTGTTCGAGACCGCCATGCACAAAACCCTGCTCGGCGCATACGCCACCGCAGCCCTCACCTGGACCCGCTGGTGCAAACGCGGCAGCGTCAGCGACTTCCGCGCCCACACCCGCTACCGCACCGGCAGCCTGGGCAACCTGCTGGCCAAAAACGAACTGGGCGAATACCGCAACGTCGCCATCCCTGACGGCGAAAAATCCAGCATTGCAGCCGTCACCAAAGGCTACATCATCAACATCAGCCGCGAAGCCGTCATCAACGACGACCTCGGCGCACTCACCGACCAATCCGCCGCCATGGGCCGCGCTGCTGCCCGCACCATTGAAGCCGATGTCTATGCCCTGTTGCTATCTAACTCTGGCGCAGGCCCCACCATGACCGACGGCCAGCCCCTGTTCCACAGCAGCCACAACAACATCGCCGGCACAGCCGCCGCCATGAGTGTGGACAGCTTCGATGCCATGCGCGTCCTCATGGCGCAGCAAAAAGACATCTCTGGCAACGACTACCTCGACATGCGCCCCGACCTGCTGCTGTGCCCCATTGGCTACGGCGGCACTGCCCGCGTCCTCAACGCCGCCGAATACGACATCAGCGTCACCAGCAAATTCCAAGTGCCAAACCGCGTGCGCGGTCTCTTCCGCGACGTAGTTGACACCCCACGCCTCAGCGGCACCGCCTACTACGCCCTGGCCAGCGTCAACGAATCAGCCGCCATCGAAGTCGCCTTCCTTGACGGCAACGACCAGCCCTACCTTGAAATGGAAACCGCCTTTGACACCGACGGCGCATCCTACAAAGTGCGCCTCGACTACGGCGTGGCAGGCCACGACTGGCGCGGTGCGGTCAAAAACGCCGGCGCATAACCCACCGCCCAAGCCAGCCCCACCCAGCCCACCCGCAAACACCTGAAAGCCCACCACCATGACCACCAAATTTGTCCAAAGCGGCCACGTCTTTGACTACCCCAATGGAGCCACCGCCATCGCCAGCGGCGACACCGTCATCATCGGTACCAAAGTCGGCATTGCCCTCACCGACATCGCCGCCAACGCCACCGGCAGCGTACAAACCACCGGCGTGTTCAATGTGCCAAAACTCGGCACGGACGTGATCGCCATTGGTGTTGTCTGCTACTGGGATGCCACCAACAAACGCATCACCACCACCAGCAGCGGCAACACCCAGGCGGGCATCGCCTTCCGCGCTGCTGGCAACGGCGCAACTGTGGTTGACCTGCTGCTTAACGGCATCCCAGAATAAACCGCAACCCACCCACCTGGCCAAATGAGTTTTGCGTCACTTCAGGCGCGCGTGAGCGCCGCAGCCATCAAACAGCTCGGCACGCCCGCCACCATCGACGGGCGCGCCCAAACCGTACTGTTTGACGATGCCTACGCCGCCGCGCAATACGCTGGCGTATCGCTTGATGCAAGCCATCCAGCCATCTGGTGCATCAGCGCGATCAACCCCGGCCTCAAGGCAGGCACTGACGTCACCGTCAACGCCGTTGACTACATCGTGCGCAGCGCCGAGCCAGACGGCCTGGGCATAACAGGCCTGACCCGCCTGGTGCTAGAGCAAGTCAACGCCACCGAGGCCGCCTGACCATGGCCAACTCGATCCGCGAGCAAATCCTGCAAGCCCTAAGCGCAGCCATGGCCAGCGCAGCCGGGGCTGCCGGGGCCACCTTCATCCGAAGCCCCACAGCCCCCCTAACGCGCGAGCAAACCCCCGCGCTGCTGCTCCTGCCAGAGCTAGACGCCGTGCAAAAGCGCAGCAACCTGGTCACCGACCGCCAGCTAACCGTCACCCTGGTAGCCGTAGCCCGCCAGGCCGGGCGCAGCGGCACTGCGCCCGAGCTAGAGGCTGATGCCCTGCTGGTAGCCGCCCACACCGCCTTGCTGGCCAGCGCACCCCTGCTGGCCTTGGTACTGGGCATCACCGAAGCCGACACCGACTGGGACATCAAAACCTTTGAGGTCACCAGCGCCTACCTGCCTGCGCGCTACACCATCACCTACCGCACCGCGTGTGCAGACATAGCCACCCAAGGCTAAACCCACCGCAACCCCCGCAACACAA